GTTGAATATGATCGGTACACAATCAACTTTTCTTCGAAGACCCACCCTTCTGAGATCCAGGGTTTGGAAATAAATCGCAAACCTTACGGGCAACAAGTTCTTTAGCCTTTTTCTTGGCTTCTGCTCTTGTTTCCCTGGATCTTTTGGGAGTGGGTGTCGAATCTGGCCTTAGAATAGGACCTGAGTACATTTCTTCAGATTGAGGAGTGCTTTCCAACAATTCGTTGAAGGACTGTACTACTTCCTCTGAGAAATCCACAAAATCTGTGACTTCGGGTAAATCAAACTCTTTGGGAGCTAATGCTCCACCTAGACCTTTCTTAAAAAGATCAAGGTCAAAGGGTTTAGATTTAAAATCCAAATTCACATATTTCAGGAAATCTTCCTTAATGTTCAAATCCATCAACTCAACAATATGTTTAGTTGTGGTTTGAGCACTTGGCAAATTCGACATTCTTCGAAGAAATTCTTCTCTAAAAACTTCATAGCTGAAGTCCTGTCCCCCCTGGAAAAATCGTTCAAGAAACAAGGAATCAACCTCCTTTTGAAGGTCCTTCTTGATCTTGTGATCAGAACAGGGAATCTGGTAAGTGTGAACGAAAGAGAGACTCGGAAGAGTTCGTATATCCTGACCCAAAAGGGTATCCCTTAATTTGGGATGAGTCATGCATCGCTTTTGCACGAGACAGATATCTGTCACGGTCAAAAAGTCCTCATGGTACTCCTTCGAATCTACGACCTCATTAAAGGCTCTCTCCTGTTCACAAACTTCAGCTATAGTTTTCTCTTTTGTCGAAAGGTAGGGAATAGAAAGACAACCTGACATAGGCTTCATCTTCTGGAAGAGATCGTGAAGGTAACACAAAATCTGTGTTCTTTTCGATTTCTTCGTCAGAGCCTCTTTACCCCATGAAAAGGATAATCCTCCATGACTGACCGGGACAGCTATGTCCCTTACAGTACGAGAGAGTTTCATCCGATTCACGGATTTAAAGAGTTCCTGAACTTCCATAGATGGAGTTTCTGCCATGTGTAGTTCTAAATCCCTAAGGCATTCACCGAGAACTTCGGAACGACGGTCCAAAACACGTTGTTTTCCTGAGGAGATGACTTCCCCATGATGGATTAACTGTGAATTCACAGTACCAAAATGAGGATGTACATAATTCTTTCCTAATGAAAGTTCAAGTCCGAATTTTTCGACTTGTTCTTTCCACTT